AATAATAATAATAATAATAATAATAATAATAATAATAATAATAATAATAATAATAATAATAATAATAATAATAATACCCCCTATAATAATAAAAACATTCAATTAGAAAATTTATTATCGACAAGAGTTCCTCCATTTAGTTGGGATTTAATTGGATATTTATTTGGAATAACAAAAAAAAATTATACACAAATAAATCGAGACAAATTAAAAGAACAACGTGAAATTTTTATTTAAAATATTCAAAAACTTTTTAAATTAAAAAATCATTATTTGCGACATAAAGGACAAACTCTTAAATATTCTTCATCATCATATTTTTCTCTTTTAGCATCATCCCACTCATTCCACATTTCATTATATATTTTTATCAATGGATAATCAACATCCCATTTAGAGTCATCAGATTCTTCATTATATTCTTCTTCAATGTCACTATCATAAGGAAATTTGGGCGACCCATCATTACTTTGATCTAAAAAATGGCATCGTTTAAAACAATCAATGCAAACAAAATGTTGACATCTTGGCTGTGATACACATCGTTTATGTTCCAAACATATGGGACATTCTAAATTGTCAATAAATATTAATTCGCCTTTACCATAATGAGCATTTTCATCATTACCCCATGTTCCAAAGTCAATATCGCAATTAGTACATATATATTGTTCTTTACACTCATACCACCAATCAGGCAAAACGGCATTACATAATTCATAATTTTTACATTTTATTCCACCTTCAGGATACGGTTCATCATATCCAATATTATTTTTTTCATATTCTAAATCGCGAGGCATTTGTATAAATATAATTATTATATTTTTTATTTTCAATTTTTTTATGAAAATAAAAATAAGAGAAATAATAAATAATTTTATTCACTAGTCACATTAATTAATTCCAACGCATTTATTAATTCACTTTTATTCATTTTACTGTATTTACAAATGCCAAATTCTTTACATTTTTGTCTAAGTTCAACAACTTTTAAATTATTTAAATTTGATGTTGTTTGTGAACATTTGTTTTCGGGTTGTTCTACTGCTTGGATTGATGTTTGAATTTGAGGTATATTTTCAATTTGAATAGGAACATATGTAAATTGCGAATTAAATTTTAATACATTCGTGTTATATAATTGTTTGATAGAACTATGCAAATTAATCACATCATAATTTGAATTGTGTGCATTTTCAATGTTTTTATTGAAAACAAATTTATAAAGTTCAGATAGTGATGGATGTTTAATTTTATTATATTTATTTTTTGCTTTAACAATTGATTTTGTTAAATTCATCGTACATAAAACTTGCTTTGAATTAATTTCTTCAATAATTGAACTTAGTGATAGCCTACATAATTCACTTTTAATAATAGAAATATCAAAATTAGCATTGTGTGTGATAATATGAGATACTTGTTTTAATTTATTTGACAAAATTAAGGCAACTTCAGAGAAAGATATTCCTCTTTCTGAAGAAATTGAATTTGTGATTCCATGAAAATTTGAATTTTCAATATTAAATCCATCCGTTTTAATTATAAAATCAAACATTTCAACTTGTTCTAGATTTTCATTACACAACATCATGCTAATTTGAACCATACGAGCAGTTTCATATTTATTTAATTGATTATATGGTGGATTTTCTCCAAATGGTAATGAACCATGCTCGGGCAAGCCAGTAGTTTCGACATCAATTATTAAAGCCATTTATAAAATATAAATAATTATATTTATGTTGAAATATTTTTATATTTTGACTAAGTGCGTTCAAAATATAGAATGATAATATTTAGGCGATTTATTTTATAATAATTAATGTTGCATTAAAAAAATCATGACATCATTTGGTATTTAAAACAAAATTATTTATTATTTATGTTTTCAATTGGTGGAAAACGTGCCATATCATTTATAACAGAAAATCCACATTTTTTAAATAACTCAATGCTTGAATCATTATTGCAAAATGCGGTTATATTATTTTTTTTAATTATTTTTTATTATAAAACGAACTTTTAATTCACGCAAATATTTTAATCGAATATCATCAGGACAAACTAAATTATAGTAATACTTAGTTATTTTACTAATAATAATTCTAGGATAATTCAACATCTCGTAATCCCAAGGATTATTGGAATTTAACTTAGCAATTTCTAATGTAATATTAGGATTAACACTTAATCCCAAATAACTCCATGACTTATTAATATTTTCTTTAACTATTTTCCACGTAATATTATGATTTTCACTTAAGTATCTATAATTCCAAGGTTTATCAGGATTTGCTTTAATTATTTCCCATGTAACATTTAAATTTTTACTTAAGTATCTATAATTCCAAGGTTTATCAGGATTTGCTTTAATTATTTCCCAATTGATATTTAGATTTTTACTCAAATCATTATAAAAATTATTATAATACCATTCTCTATCATACAACAATTTATTAGGAATATCTTCCATTAATTCATTTATTATTTTTATTTGAAATTTTGAGTTATTTTTTAATTCATCAATTTTTGTTTTAAATTTATCAACTTTAATTGAATGTGTATCATTCAACATTGATAATTCATGTTTATAATTATTTATTTGACAATTTAAATTATCCTCCAATTCATTACATTTTATTTTAAGTCTATCAATTTCTGTTGTATATAATTCACATAAAGTTAATAATTTATTTTCGAGAGTATCTAACTTTTTACATGAAACTATATCACAAAGTATGCTGATCATTTTATTACAATCGCCTTCAAAATATTCATTTCCAAAATCTGTTCTATGTATAAAATTTTCTTTAAATTTTTTTATTATCATTTTTTCACAATCACGACAATTTTCACAAATTGATTGAAATAATAATACGCTTCCTTTATCATAGGAATTAAATCTTCCAAGATTTAATTGTTCTGTTCTTCCAATTTTAAAAATATTCTCATTCATTCTTACAAATTCACGTGTCTTAATCATATAAACATATTGAATATTCATTGTAATTATTTTGTATTAAATAAAAAATATATTTTTATTTCAATTTTTTATATTTTAAGTGCGTTCAAAATATAAAAGTAGAATATTTAGGAAAATAATTTAATCATTATGTTTTTTGCAAAAAGCACCAAATCCTTTAAATCCTGATTGGCATGTACATTTAAGTTCAGAAGTATAATTGTCACTTACATCAACTTTATAAATATTAATTTTAACATTAGAATATGTTGTGTTATTAGAAGTTGTATGTTCATAATGATAATCATTAGTTGATATATTATCATAAATTTGTTTTTTTAAAATATCACTAATTTCATAATATTCTGACAATTTATCAAATAATAAATTCATAGTTTTGTATTCATATTCATATTCACTGTTCAAATATTTTATCATAACATAATATACAACATCATCATCAGTTGAATAATATTTTTCAAAATCAACATTATTCTTTTTTATTAATAATTCATCATTTTTTTCATTGATACATTTGAATGTTTTTTTATTTATTTTAATTATTTTATATTTTTTTAAATCAGTGTTTTTAATTATAATAACATCATCAATATTAAATAATTCTTCCATTCTTAAATATTTATAATAAAAAATATAAATATTTTATTTTTAAATTTTTATCAAAATATGATTGTAATTAAAATATATAATTAAAAAATATAATTAAAAAATATTCCATAGTATATTTAATAAGGAATATATTTGATTTCAACCGACACATTAAAAATATTTTTTCAAGGAGCTCTTGGGGCAATGACATTTGGAGCATATCATCAATATACTACAAATAAAATTATGGAATTAAATAATGAAAAATTATCAATCCAATATAAATACTCATTTGACAACATGGAAATTCAACACAAAAAAGAAATGAATAACATGGAAATTCAACAAAAACAATTAAATGATAAATTAAATAAATTGGAAAAATCAGTTGAAAATAAAAATAATTGGCAATGGAGGTGATTTATTTTTTTAAATAAAAATAACATTTAGTAATTTTTTAATTTAAAATATTATTCAAAAACGTTTTAAATTGCAAAATATTTATATTTCAAGCAAGCGTATTTAAAATATAAAACTAGAATATTTAGCAAAAAAATAAATCATATTAAAAATATTGAAATTTAACTCAATCATTCATTGCATAATAATTTATTTAAAAGTGAATGTATAAAAATCTTCTGCATTTAATTCTCCCAAACTTTTACAGTATTTTATAAGCCCATTTGGCAATATTCTAATGCATATTAAATAATTGAAAAGTTTAATTGAAATATGTCCATTTACTGGTTCAATCCCTAAAAGTTCATATCGGAATCGAACATATTTAAGACATTTAATGCATCTTGTTTTATCAATTACACTAATGTTATTATTTCTAATTAAATCTTCAACATTATTAATATCAAGTTCATAAATTATTTGTCTCTCATCCATATTAAAATGCTCTTCATTATTAATTAAAATGTCATCAAATGGTGACATACTTTCTGTCATTTTTATTATTTCTTCATAATTTCCAAAATTAAAAGGAACTATAGATATTAGTTTTGTCACAAATTTATATTTATCACTTTTTACCATATCTTTCATTTGTTCACTTTTACATTCTTCGTCAATAGGTTTAATGACTGCTATGTCATGTTCTGATAAAACGTCTTCTTTTTGCTCAAATTTATCAATTGAACACTCATTCGCAAAATGGCCTGGTTCTCCACATTTATAGCATTTGTCCATAACTGATAAAATTGTTTGCATTGCTTTTTCTTTTTCACTTTCAGTTAAATGTATTTTACAATATGATCCTCCGCGGACATTATTTACGCCATAAGTATTCATTGTTATCAATGTATGTTTTTCTTCATCCCATGAATCACCTTTAAATTGTGATAATATTCTAATTGGTTTGTATAATTTAGTCCATTCGCTTCCATTGTTGTTAAAATGTTGCAAAATTCGTTTTTTTGAACAGTTGCTTCGTCCAATATAATATTTATTATTTTCAAGTTCAAGAATATAAATTGTTGATTTTGTCATTTAAATATGGTTTGTAAATTCATTGTTTCATAATATATTTTTCAATTTTTATTATTTAAAAACTTAATGCAAAGTTATATTATAAACATGGAACTACTACTTCCTGCACTAAAATATAAATTTATCAAGCATTTACAATCACACAATTTTAAAAATGGAAATAATAATTTGTGGGATTACATTCAAGCACTCGAAAATAAATATCGTTCAAATCCAAATTATATCCAATGGCTAAATAAAATTAGAAATACAATTAATTATTGTTCATCAACTATAACTACACGTTCATTTGATGGAAAAAGCAAATTGGAAGCATATGAAAATGATCAGCAATTATTTATTGAAAGTGAATTTCATGCAGCATTATGTAACATTGACAGTGTAGAATTTTTAAAAGCTTTGGTATTTTTTTTCGAACCCGATTTGTGTTATTTAAATTCTATTCAAATTGTCGAAGAAATAAATGCCATAGTATAAAATAATTCATAAAATAATTCATAAAATATATTTTCTTTAAGTTCGTAAAATGTATATTCAATTAAAATATGAAAATAATTTAATTTAAACTATTAAATGATGTTTATATTAAATGGAAGTTTGATGAAAGATATCAATTTAATAAATTTAAGCGTTATTGAACTTAAACAATTATGCAAAAATGAAGGTCATAAAAAATATAGTAAATTAAAAAAACAAGATATAATTAATTTATTGCTTACGCCAAAAAATGAAGATAAGATTTCTAAAATATGCATATTAACGAAACAATGTTAATATTTCGCAAATTTGTTCTTGTTCTATCTCATTTAAATTCATTGAAAATGAATCATAATTGATTGAATTTAAAAAAATTGTGATATCATTGTTTCGCAATAAATATAATTTAAAAATAGTTTCTGATGTTGCAGTGATTTCATTTAATTGGTCTAACAATTTAAATTCATGTACATTTTCGATTGTTTTTTTTGAAAGAGTTGTGTGCATAATTTTAAATAATATAATATAATTAAATGTTTTAATTAATCTAGCTAAACTATCGTTATTATTTACTAAATTGTTTATTTGTCTGCTAATTTTTTTTATCAATGTTTGTTTATTCATCAACTGACTTACAAATTTAAACAATTTATAATCATTGTTAAATAAATTGCTAATATTTAACATATTAATGTCAGATGCATTGAAATATAAATTATTTATGTTTGTCCCCATGGTGCCAGTTATTTCATTAACAAAATTTGCGTTTGACGTATTTAACACTCTAATATTTTTATCTGATGATTGAACTCGTATAATTTCTTTAGTAATTAATAAAAAATGATTAAAATTTTTAGTTGTTTTTAACTTATTTAAATGTGATGTGATTGCATGTATATTTGCCAATTCTGTCATGTGGATTTAATGTACTAATATTTTAAATCTCTTTATATCACAATTCTCATATAATTTTTACATGATTGCAATTAAATATTTTTGTCTTCATACATTTTTTGTTTAAATAAATATTAAATGAAATATTTATTATTTTTCTTCTTCAATTATATGTTTCTTTAAGTCATGCATTATTTATTAAACATTGATAATAATGTATGTGATAGACAATTATTTTAAAATATTATCTGAAAGAATTTAAAAATAATTTGATGAATGTAATATAATTACTCCAATGTCAATCGAAGATGCCCGTGAATTTAAAATGCGCAAATTAATATTTTATGAAAATTTTTTTACAACTTTTATAAATCAATGTGTTGTACTGTTGGAGAATGAAAATTTGTTTTCGAATTTGCATTATTTGATTGATTCTCAAAAAATACAAGTTTTGAATGAGCATGAATTACAAAATAATGTGCTATGTGGAACTGTTAATTTGCACCAAATCATTAACACAAATGTATCACTAATTTTAAATAATATGTGTGATTTAAATGTAAATAAAATTTTCAATAAAATTAAAGAAACAACTTCTAATATCAATGCAACTCCAACATACGTTTTCAAAATAAATAATTTACCATATTTAAATGAACATTTGTTAAGAAATTTTCATAACAGTTTTTCTAATTTAATTTCTATAAATAATTCAAATGAAAGGTCTAAATTAAAAATATGCAAGATAAATTCAAATAAATTTTATTACATAATTATATTTATTGATAATTTAGAAATTAATGAACTTCTTGAATATGATGGATTTGTGTTTAAAAACCATGATAAAATTGAACATTTTTTCATCAATGAAAATAAAAAAATTAATCATGAAAATGACAACGAATATGATTATTTAATGTGAATTTTTACATCTTAACACATTCAAACATAACCCATTTATCAATATTTTGATTTATTATTTGAAATTTATTTTCACATAATATATTTTTTAGAATCATTGATGATTAATTCATCCCCAATTGATTTCAATGCTTCAATTTGATAAGAGCGAAGTTTTTTTTCGTGTGACATTTAGTATATCAAATAAATAAAAATATAATTTTATTTCAATTTTTATATTCATGTGAATATTAATTTTAATTTTAATTTAAAATATTCAAAAACTTTTAAATTAAAAAATAATTCACATCAACATTAATTTATCAGAGTTTATTTTCTTCTTTCAAATTTATAAATTCTCACTTTTTTAAAAATATTTCTTCTTCTTCTTGTTCTTCTTTAATTGAGCCTTTATAAAAACACAATTCTTCTTCGCACATGTCTTCATCTTCTAACCCATGCGTTTTTAAATCAACATCAATAATTTCAACACTTGTGGCATTCATCTCAGATGATAATCCTAAAATATTATCCAGAAATTCTTTTGCCATTTTTTTATTATTTTTAATTTCATTCTCAAGTTGTTCAATCAATTTGCAATTTCGGTCACAATATTCAACTATTTCTTTTTGTTTATCAAGTGATGGAATTTTAATTTTAATTTCAGCCAATGATTTTTTATTTAATGAACCTGCACCTAAAAGTCCTGATGACATTTTTGAAAAATCATTTATTGATAAATAATAATATAAATATTTACTATTCAATAAATCATCATCTTTGCTTAATATTCCAGCAATTGCTTCATTTGTATACAATGGATTTCCAACAATTGCTGTTTTACCAATACTCAATTTAAATGAGAATAATATTGTATCTTTTTTAAATAATTTTACACTGCTATTTTCAACACCTAAATCGGTTATTTTCTCTTTTGTATCATAAATATATCCTCCATTTAATTCTCTTACAGAAAGCCATAAATTAGTTCCATTGTCATAATATTCATTCTTATTTCTTAAAGGTGTTCCACCAATGTTAAATTCACAAATTTCTCCAAGTGTTTTGTTAATATTATTCCCAAATTTCATCTGATTATTTAAACAAAATTCATTTAATTGTTTTAATTCGTTAATCTTTTCAGTGCTTGTTTTATTTGATTTTTCATAAATAAAATCTAAATATTGAACAATGTCATTTTGCACAACAAGTGAAGGGATTTGAATTTTTATTAATTTTAAATTTGTTTTAGAAATTACTTTTTGCCCTAAACCTTGATACAAATTTATTAAATAATTTTTATTGTGTAATAGTAAATAATACACATATTTTGTAATAACCTCATTTTGGTTTGATTTTATTGAAAATCCATTGTCTGTTAAGTAATATGGATTGGTCATGTAATTAATATTAATATCACCAACACGTGTTAATGTAAAATCATTGCCATCTCTATTTTTCTGATTATGATTTCCAATTACTTTTCCGCCACCAATTACACTGTATATTCCATTCATCATTTCAGATTTAGTTAAGTTGTTTCCCTGATTAATTTCACAAACTTCGCCAAGAGTTTTTGTAATAATTCCATTTTCGGGTTCTTCACCATCATCATTTTCATTATTTGTATCACTTTCTAAATATTCAGCATAATTTAATGAATATGAATTATTCAATATTTTTTCAATTGGAACATCAACCAATAAATTTTTAACATTTTCGTAAGGATTATAATCATAAAATTTAACGCTAATTGTTTTATGGTCACTTGAAAATTTATAATCTGTTCTTGTTTCAACATTAGTTTTTTTATTTTTTTTAAATTTTATTTCCATTACTTCACTTCCTTCTACTTTTTTAACAAAGTAAAACACACATGTTTTAATTGATGTATAAGTAAATATTCCTGATGGCAAATATATAATTTCTTTTAAATCGCATGTTTTCATCAAATATTCCCTCACATCAATTAATGTTTTATTTGATTTTGAGAATAAATCTTGTCCATCAGGCAATACAATCGCACATTTTCCATTGACATTTAGCATGCATATAATTGCTTGAATAAATAATGAAACCGCATTATCTGTTTTAATTGGAATGTATGAATTTCTAATATCTTCATTTAAGCGAAAATCATCATATTTTAAACCTTTAATTCCAAATGGTGGATTTGCTAAAATATTATCAAATTTTCGCATTATTGGTTCACGAATGCTGTCACCTCGTTCTAAATGTTCGAATATATGTCCTGATGAAATCAACATATTTGACATAGCCAATTGGTAGGTATCAGGCTCAATTTCTTTTCCATAAATGCCTTGTGTTTTAATAAAATTCCAATCGATTTGAACATTTCTATCAGTTGCCTTTTTTAATATATTTTTTAAATATGAAACTAAAAACCCACCTGTTCCCATAGTTGGGTCGCAACATGTTTCAATTGTTCCATCTTCATGTATTTGTGGATCAATTAATTGCATCATTAAAGATTTAACCAAATGAGGTGTAAAGAATTGCCCTAACACTTTTCCTTTCATGATATCTTTGGTTACTTCTTCATAGGCATCTCCCAAAACATCATTATTTGTTGTTGGCAATTCATTCAATTTATCCAATAATCTTTTATAAGTTGTTTGACGTTGGATTTTAAATCCATCTCCTTTCAAAAATACATTTTTTGTTGATGGATGAACAGATAATATTATATTCCAAATATTTTCCATCATATTATGTAAATTATTTTCATCTTCATTTATCAAATTACTAAATCTAACGCATGATAACAATCTATTTTTATTGTGTTCTAATACTTCATCATCAAAATATTCTTCAAATTTATATTCATAGTCATCGATGTTAATTTCATTACCAAAATGCTGTTCCAATAATTTCCATGTTAATAAATGTGACAATGTTCTCAATGCTTTTTCTCCTGTTAATCCTTCATTGTCACGCAAAATATTGAGGCAAGCTTTAAAAATGTTGATTAATTGATTTTTTTCATTATTGACAACTTGTGCTGTTTGTGCGATTTCTTGCAATTGGTCTAATGATACACAAGCATTTTTTTTCTTTGCATGTCTTGTGTAGTCAATCTTTTGAGTAAACACTTTTTGGCAAAATTCGCAGACGTAGGTTTTAGTTTGTTTGACAGATGATGATGATTGCATTTTGTAATAGTATAAGTAAAAAATCCTTTAACTTATTTTTTATTCAATTTTTTTGAATAAAAAATAAAAAAGTAAAAATTCCTTAATATTAATATTTTACAAAAAGCAACAATTTCTCTTTTTCTTTTTATTATTAATAACTATTAATTCACTCAAATTATTCACATCATAATAATCAGACCATAAATCAGCAGAGGGAAAATTGCTGTCAATTTCACATAATTTAACTGCAACGGTAGATAAATCAAGATAATGTGTTTTAATATCAGGACATTTGGTTAAATATTCATCTATTTTATTTTTACAAGTTTGAAAATCATAATAAATTGTTGGTACATTTAAATATTTAACCCAATTTTCAAATTGTCCAGAATATATTTCATCTGGATTTTTATAAAATCTTGTATCGATTTTGCATAAATCTAAATATTCTTTTTTAGATCTTATATTTTTATCAAAAATTATATTTTTTGCCTTTCCATATGTCATGTCTTTTCTTAAATTTAATATTCTATCCAATTCAAGTATATTTAATATGACAGCCTTAATGTCTTCTAACCCATCATATTTTTTAGAATTTTTACAACCATCAGATGGAGAATATAAAGATTTTTGTATGAATTTAATTTCTTCCAATGAAATTTCAACATCATATAATAAATATTTCAATACTTCAATAATTTGTGAATAATCAGCATTTGTATCTTCATTTAAATCTACATATATGGGTAATAGTATTATTAATTCTTTTGTTAAATTTCTTCCATCAATTCCTAATTCATCAGGACGTATTCCTCGCCCAATACTTTGAATAATATCTTTAATAGATAATTTGCGATCAGTTAAACTAATGAAATCTATTTTATTAAAATCATATCCCATGCTATATCTATCAACTACATAAGCAATGCTATTCTTAGTTTGTTCGAATGTTAATACATTTCTATAAGAATAATCCAATAAAACCCGGGTTAATTTTGGCTCTTTTAATTCATTAAAATCATCGCCAATCAATAGGAAAGGTTTTATATTTGTTTTACATTTTTTATATTTATAATAATGGTCGTAGAATAAATTAAATGCATTAGGTTGATAATTATGAAAACTAAACCCAAAATTTCTATTTTTATCTTCAAATTCAGATAATATATAATTTACTCTATTAATATTTTCTTTATTTTCACTATATATGTATGTGGTTATTGGAGCTAGCCAATTTAATTTAATTAATTCACTGACTTTAATCGGAGAATATAATTTTCCAAATATGTCAATATTTTCACTTACTAATTTTTTATTAGGAGATGCTGATGTAAATATTTTATATTTTATATTTGTTGTATCTGTTAGTAAATAATTAAACTCTAAATTATCAGATAATTTATTAATCCACTCTTCAATACCCCAATGGGCTTCATCAAACCATATAGATACATTTTGAATATTTTTTATAAAATTATAAATTTTTTTAATAGATTGTGTGCAACAAATTAAAATTTTATTTCCAACTGAATTTATAAATTCTTCAACATTGTCATCAACCGAATAATTAAATACTTTAAATGGGTTATTTAATAATTGCAAGTATTTTTCCGATATGTTTTGAGAATTTATAATTTTTCTTGGAGAGATAATTAAAATAAATTTGCTTTTTAAAATTCTTAATAAATTATAAACAATAAAACTTTTTCCTCCACCGGTTGGAAGTTCAATGTATATTTTGTTATTTTCTAATAATTCAGTTTTAGAATATTTTATAATTTCTTGTTGATATTCTCGTGGTTTCCAATTATACATATTATTTTTTCTTGTCGTTTTAAGAAAATTAATTAAATTACGTTTGTTAATTTTATTTAAAATTTGTTTAATTCGCTGGGTTCGTATTAAATTATAAATGTCTATATCATTTAATTGTATATATTTTATTTTATATTTTTCGTAAATATTTATAATTTTTCCAATAATTATTTTATCATAAAATTCGGTTCCTCCATTATGTCGCACATTGTATTCTTTTAATTCATATTGTAATAATCTTTCTATAATTGATAACTGTTTTAAATTTACTTCATATACATATGAAAATTGCCCTCTTTTTATTTCCCCAGTAGCATATTGGCTATCTCGGTCCGGAATGTTTGTTGTTTTTCCAAGTTTGCATGCATCATAGAAATCAAATGTGTATGATGAATGTTCACGAATATAAATATAACCACTTGCTAGTGATGTCATTATGATATATCAAATAAATAAAAATATAATTTTATTTCAATTTTTATATTTTGATTGATGGTGCGTTCAAAATATAAAACTAGAATATTTAGGCAAAAATGGGGTTTTCAATTAATTAACCAGAATATGTCGAAGGAATAAATTCATAAGGTCTCATATCTTCATACATATACATTTCTCCCATTTTAGTCCATTTTGGAGAAGCGTATTTATTATACTTATCATCGGGTGACAATATTTTAGTTTTCCATCCAACAAATTTGGCATCATTCCAAACATTATAATATTTTAAATGTTCCAACAAATTTGACACATTTGCTATTATTCTATTCGATGAATTTGTCATTGCCCTACTTGAAACCGTAAAATCAGGATTTACAATTTCAGGTGTTCCATAATTAGAGTCATATTGTAATACTACACCTTTTTCATTAATTGAAGGAATGTATTTTGTTATAGATGGATTTTTTACCAAAAGCAAATCGTGTGATATATTGTTTTCGTGTGGCGCTATGTAATAGAATCTGCCTACTCCATGAACATATTCAGTTGAAAGAATTCCTGCTTCTTCTCCACATCGATATATTGTATCATGTCCATTTGCTTGTGGAACACGGGTAACACATTCTGGGGTCTTTCTACAAAAATAATCAAATATTATTTTTGAATTTATTCCAGTAATAGTGTCATTAAAATAATTTCTCCCATAATCTATTATTTTTGCGATAAATTCTGTTGGAAATGATACAACTTTTCCATTATTAAAATGATAATTCATTTCAATATATTTATCTCCCAAATAAGGTTTATATAAATATACATTGCCAGAGTGTAGATCATAATGTGTGTAGTTGTCTTTTAAAATATTTAATACATAATATACTTGAAATAAAATATTTTGCGCATCATAATGTATATTAGAATTTGTAGTATCAAATGGGTAAAAATTATCATAATGTTGTAACATTATTGCGACTGAATTTTTTTTCCCAAATTTACAAGCATTGCTGGCAAAAGTTGATAATGGTTCTATTAAATTTTTAGGATTTAAAACTTCTCGAAAATTTTGTTTAATATTTTCATCAAAATTCATTTCTGTTCCCGACATTGTTTTAATATTATTTAAATTTGAAACATCATCAAAAAAATATAATTGTTCATAAGTTTCAACAAAACACGGAAATATTGGAATTAATTTATTTATAAATTTGATTCCAACAAAATATTCATATAATAAATTATCACGACCTATACCATTAATATGATCTTGATTACATTTTATTATAGAATATGATTTATAATTATCTCTTTCATATTCTATTTGTAATATAATTCCATTGTTCGATTGAACGCCAATTCTTTTGATTTTTGTAGGATATCCAGTATTTATAGAATAATTTTTGAAAAAATGTTTTATTTCATTTCTATAACTTCCAAAATCTAAACAAAATCCCCGGGTTGTCTGATTGCAAACAGCATTAAACATATTACCTCTTCTAGCATCAGGATTTGCCAATAAAGTTTCCATTTTACTTTTATTTTGATTAAATTCATTTATTGGTGGCAATGGTTCTTCAGCTTCTGTAATCATTCCACCTCTGAAAATATATTTTCTATGATGAGATTTTCTATGATGAGATTTTTTACGATATGATTTTCTACGATAATATTTTTTACGATATGATTTTCTATGATGAGATTTTTTACGATATGATTTTCTACGATAATATTTTTTGCGAGTTTTTACATTTGGCATTTATATTATGACAATAAAATAATATATTTTTCTTGATTAGTTTATTTTATATTTTTTGATAAAAATATAAAAATGTTTTTATAATATAATTTAGCAATGGACATTCATGAACCTTCCGAAAATATGTTTACAATTTATTCAAAATCTAATTGTATTTACTGCGCAAAAGTAGAAGTATTATTGGATGATTATTTTGAACAATTAAACGATGTAGAAATTAATAAATATAAAAAAATAAATTGTGATAAATATTTAAACGACAAAATTGATAAGCAATGTTTTATAAATTTCATAGAAAAGTTGGCAAATATTAAACCAAATTCATTTCCGATGGTTTTTTATGACAATAAATTTATTGGAGGATTTGAAGAAACGCAAGAATATTTAAAAGGTAAAATGCTGAAATTTGATGATGATTTTTAAAAATTTATGGTTTAAAGTTATATTAAAATCAAATAAAAACTCACAGATATTAAAATAAATAATTATTCTTTATATTCTTTTTTATATATTATATTTTTTCTACAAAAATGTAATATGATGTGAATCCAAATAAAAATATAATTATATAAAAATAATTATAATTATAAATATAAATAGAATTATGAATATGAATTTTACAAACTTATTAGACATAAGTAATTTTTCAATGGCAGGAACTAGCACAACTATATCGAATAATAAAATTGTTAATTTGGCAGAATATATTTTGGATCCATTGACTGTTATTGTGAAATTGGCGATACTTGGTAACAAACCGATAGGAACTAAATTAAATATATTTTTGAACAATGTGTATATTCATGAACCGGGAATTTTACAACCATTTTATCGATATTCAGTGAATACAAATAAAACCGATTTGCAATATTTATATAATCCAATAGAATTAGCATGTAAAAAATATTTAGTTGACGAATATGTTCAACAATATCCAAATATTAAAAAATTATTTGAATGTGCTCAAAATGGATTAAATAAATTGTGCGAAACATACAAACATTGTTCTATGATACGATTATGCTTGAATTATTATAATGGCATCATAATAAATCATTTTGATAAATTAAATTTCCAAACATTTCTGCAAGGATTATTTAAAAAAGATAATATGTCAGCATTTTATACTGATGAAATATTAGAAGAATTCGATAAAATTTGGAATTCAGATAAAATTATAGTTATTTTAAATTTAACATCTTTTTTATTAAATGATAGCACACCATACGATAATGTGAGGTCAATAGAAACAATTATAAATGGAATTGATAAACAAGTTCAACAAATAATTTTTTAAAAATATAAAAAATAAAATATAAAATAAAATATAAAATAAAATATAAAATAAAATATAAAATAAAATATAAAATAAAATATAATATAAAATATAAAATAAAATATAAAAAATATAATATAAAATATAAAATAAAATATAAAATATAAAA